GTTTTTTTCCTTGCATCCGCCGCGTGGCTTTATGAGCCGCGTATGAAAGCAACTCTGCCTTGGGTGCCCTACCAGTTCCAAGAGCGGGCTTTCGTCAAGATCATCGACCAGATCACCGACACCCGGCCCGGGCGCCGGGACCTCGGCATCGAGAAGTCCCGTGACATGGGTGCGTCGTGGATGTGCCTCACCGCGTTCCTGTACCTCTGGCTGTTCTACCCGCAAAACCTGTTCATCATGGGCTCCCGCTCGGAGCAGTACGTCGACGACACCGAAGAACCCAAGAGCCTGTTCTGGAAAGTCGATTTCATCCTGAAACACCTGCCCTCATGGATGGTGCCTGACTACAAGCGCACCCACATGAAGCTCAAGAACAACGACAACGACTCGGTCATCGCCGGCGAATCCACGAACCGCAACTTCGCCCGTGGCGGCCGTGCCACCGCCATCCTCCTCGACGAGTTCGCCGCCGTCGAAGTCGACGCCGACGCCGTCCTCGCCTCCTCGGCCGACGCGACCAAGTGCCGAATCTTCAACTCGACCCACTTGGGGACCGGGACCGCGTTCTACCGCACAATCTCGCACCTGAAGACCCACAGCCCCGACGACGTCCTCGTCCTGCACTGGAAGGAACATCCCGAGAAACGCAAGGGTCTCTACCAGGCCGATGAGAACGGGAAGATCAATTTCCTCGATCCCGGCTACGTCTACCCCGAGGGGTACATCTTCAACCCGGACGGCAGACTGCGGTCGGTCGCCTACGACGAAGAAAACAAGACCCGCGACGACCGGGAAATGGCTCAGGAGTGGGACATCAACCCCGAGGGGTCGGACTGGCAGTACTTCGAGTTCACCCTGATCGACCGGCTCATCAAGTCCACAGCCAAGAAACCGCTCTGGAACGCCGACGTCGACTACCTGCTCGACCCCATCCGGTTCGTCTCCCTGATCCCCCGCCCCAAGGGGCCTCTGAGCCTCTGGACCGACTTCGTCCCGCAGATCGGCCCGCCCCAGGATCGTGAGTACGGGATGGGGGTGGACATCTCCAACGGCCAGGGGTCCTCGAACTCGGCCATCACGATCTGCGATGCCAAGACGGGCGAGATGGTCGCGCAGTACGCAGACCCGAATATCAAGCCGCACAAGCTGGCGGAAGTCGCCGTGGCGTTGGCTATGTGCTTTCAGGGGAGCCGGGGCGGGGCGTTCATGGTCTGGGAAGGGAACGGGCCCGGCCAGATGTTCGGCGACGAGATCGTCAAACTGGGGTACCGCAATTTCTACTTCAGAACGAATGAAAAGGTCATCACGAAAAAGCAGACTGACACCCCCGGATGGTGGTCAACAGTCGAGAACAAGAGGGTCGCCTTCTTCGAGTTCAAGAGAGCCCTCAGCGAAGGGCGGTTCCTCTGCCGATCCGAAGAAACGCTGAAGGAGTGCCTCCAGTACGTCTGCCTGACCAACGGCTCCATCGTCCACACGATCGCCGCCAACTCCGTCGACCCCTCGGGCGCCGGTGCAAACCACGGCGACCGCGTCGTCTCGGCCGTGCTGGCGAGCAAGGCCATCGGCCTCATCCACGACTATCGCCCGGACGGCGCCCCCGAAGTCGCTCAGGAGGGTTCCCTGCTCTGGCGACGCGAGCAGCACGCCCGTTCACTTGCCGCGGCTTCGGCGTGGTAGTTGACAGATGCGAACTTTCACTCTAAAGTGAAACCAACTTGGGGGACCGCGTCCAACGCGATCCTCCCGCTGGGTCTGTAGCCGGTTTGATCCCCGGCAAGAGACCCTCAACTCTCGTTGACCCGGAGGGGGGTCGCGCTAGGCGCGGTCCCCCTTCTTTTTTTGGGTCATAGGTGCCCTACGACCGCGAATCGCTGGACCGGCTTTACGGTGCGCTCTCTTGGAGCCGCGACCGTCTGGAGCCATTTCGTCGCACCCGGGCGGCGGTTCTCAAGCAGTTCGTCGGCCGGCACTACAGCGACAACGGGGCCGAAGACCGCGTCCCGTTCAACCTCCTGAAGCTCTACACGAACATCTACCTCAGGATGCTCGTCGCCCGCAACCCCAAGGCCCTCGTCACCACCCACGTCCAGCAACTCAAGCCGCTCGCCGCGGACTTGGAAACGTGGATGAACTGGCGGATCAGCACCCTCGACCTGGATCGCACCCTGCGGTCGGTCGTGCAGGACGCGCTGTTCTGCATGGGCATCGTGAAGATCGGGATCACGGCCGGCAGCGAGTTCCAGTACGAGGGCTTCACGCATTACATGGCTGAGCCGTTCGTCGACCCCATCGACCTCGATGACTGGGTCCACGACATGTCGGCCAAGCGGTGGGGCGAGTGCGCCTTCATGGGGCACCGCTACCGGATGCCGCTGGCGGCCGTCCGCAACAACGCGATGTTCGATGGGGTGTCGTCCTCGGGGCAACTCCGACGCCTCGAAGTGCAGACGGACACGCAGCGGCAGTTCAACGAGAAGGGCGACGAGCGCGTCACCACCCTCCAGCAGGACATGGGGGCGATGCCCGGTCAGGAGTACACGGACTACGTCGAACTCTGGGACCTGTGGCTCCAGCACGAGAACGTGATCGTGACTGTCGAGTACAGCCCGGCGAGCGGGTTCAACGCCGAGCCCCTGCGGGTTGTGGAGTGGCGTGGACCTAAATCCGGCCCCTTTTTGATACTTACTTACGTCGACGTTCCCTCGAACACGATGCCCTCGGGGCCAGTCACCGATCAGTACGACCTGCACCTGCTCTACAACGAGACGCTCCGCAAGCTCGGCCGGCAGTCGAACCGCGAGAAGACGGTCCTCGTCGTGGCCGGCGGTGCGACCTCAGACGCGGACAGGGTCATCAAGGCCAACGACGGCGACGTCATCCGGTCGGACAACCCGCAGAACATGGTCGAGGCCCACTTCGGCGGGATCGACCAGTCGCAGATGGCGTTCCTGATCCAGCTTTACCAGATCTTCAACCGATCGGGCGGCAACCTCGAAACCATCGGCGGTCTGTCGTCTCAGGCCGGGACTCTCGGGCAGGAAGAACTGCTCGCCTCGCAGTCCAGCAACCAGTTGAAGGACATGCAAGACCGCACGGTGATCTTCGCCCGTGAGGTCTTCCGGCAACTCGCCTGGTACTGGATGAACGACCCGATCCAGACCTACGAGGCCGAGCGGTCGATCCCCGGCGTGGAGTTCACGGCGACGGCCCGCATTGCACCGCAGGACCGCGACGGCAACTTCGAGCGGTTGAACTTCGACATTCACCCGTACTCGATGCAGGGCCAGACGCCGGGCCAGATGGCCCAGAAGCTCAACGCCCTGATGACGCAGATCATCATGCCCGCGATGCCCCTCCTCCAGCAGCAGGGGATCGGGCCGGACATTCAGGCGTTCCTGCGGCTCATCGCCAAGTACGAGGACATCCCGGACCTCGACACGATCCTGCGGTTCGAGATGCCGATGGGGCAGGACGAAGTCAAGACAGAGCCTCCCCGCAAGCCTTCCACGAGCAACCGCACTTACACGCGCCGGAACGTCTCCCAAGGCGGCCCGGGGCGGGACGACGCGATGATGGCCACGCTCATGGGCTCGGGGAACGATTCAGACGCGGCAAACGCGATGGGGGTCGGATGATCTGCAAGGACTGCGGTGGGAACCGCACCCCGGAACAGTGCAAGCTCTGCGAGTTGTTCGCAGCCGGGACGACGCCGATCGCTCAGTCATCGGCCGGCTGGCCCAAGACTTCGGAGTCGCTGGCCGTCCACCCGAAGCAGGCGAAGGAAGCCTACGAGCAGTCGGTGAAGCTCGGCGTGCCCACTGAATTCCGCCCGGACGGACGCCCGGTGATTACCGACCCCGGGCATCAGCGGCGGTACTCCAGAGCCCTCGGATTCACCGATTACAACGAGTCGCTCGGGACTCGGGGAGGGATGTAACATCGCAAACGAAATAACCATCTCCGGGTCCATCACGTTCAACGAGACGGACGAAACGGCGGCTGTCACCGCGCTCAACGCGAGCATGACGGGCACGCGGTTCACGCACAACCGTCAGTCGATCGGCACGAGCGAAGAAGCCCTCGTCCTCGGCGAACTGTCGGGGGCGTCCTTCGGTTGGTTCTGGGCCAAGAACCTCGACTCGACCAACTACCTCGAAATCCGCTCGGGCACGGGCGCGAGCAACGACATCATCAAACTCAAGGCCGGCGAGTTCTGCCTGTTCCGCTTCGGATCAGACGTGACCGCCCCTTACGCCATCGCCAACACGGCAGCGTGCCTGTTGGAATTCAGGATTTATGAGAACTGATATGGACGTTCAGAACGGTCTGATTTCCGCAGTAGCACCGGCCGCGCCGGCAACGGCTGCCCCAACGCCGCCACCTGCCGCAGCGCCCGCTCCGGCCGTCCGGTCTGCTCCCCGCCCGACCGAGTTCGCCAACCCGAACCACGTCCCGGCATCGGCCCCCGCACCGAAGTTCGAGGAGCCCGTGACGGTCGGCGATCCCGGCGATGAACAGCCCGAACCCCCGGTCGAGGAGGTCAAAACGGACGTCGCTACGTCCGAAATGAAGCCCGTCGACCCGATGCAACAGGCCGCGGCCCACGAACTCTACCGCGCCGCCCGGTCGCTCGGCATGTCCCCGGCCGAAATCACGGCTTTCCAGACGCCCCAGCAGCTTCAGGCGGCCGTGGCGGCTGCCAGTCGCATCGCCCGTGCCGCACAGCCCCAGATGCGGCCACAGGCCCAGCAAACGCCTCCCGAGGCTCCGGTCGAGGACGAGTTCCCCGAAGCGTACCTGAAGGAACAGGGCGTCGACGACAAGGTCATCTCCGCGATGAAGCGGGGGTTCGAGGCCGAGGCCCGCGCCAAGGCTCTTGAGGCCACCATCACTGAGAAGTTCGCCCGGCTGGAAGCGGTGGAACAGGCCCGCCAGCGTGAAGCGTACTTCCAGACCCTCGACAACTCGTTCGCCTCACTCGGCGACGATTTCAAGCCCGTATTCGGCGACGGATCAGGCCAGCAAATGGCCCCGAACTCGCCCGAACTGATGCGGCGGAACGCGGTCATCCAGATCGCCGTCCAGCAACAGCAACAGTACCAGGCGGCCGGGTACGCCCCTCCGCCGTTCCCCGAGTTGCTCGCCCAGGCGGCCTCGGCGATGTTCGGCGTGCAGCAGCAGACTGCACAGCAGAAGACCGCAACCGCCGAACGCCTCCGGGCGCAGAACGGCCAGTTTCTCCCGCGCCCGACAAGCCGGGAAGTTCCGACCCCCAAGGGAGACGCGGCGGCATTGCAGACTCTCCGCCAGCGCATGAACGGCAACGGCGTGATTTACGACGACGCCGACGCTGAAATCGAGTCCACGCTTCTCAAGTGATTCACGCAACAACATCGAAGGAGTGACCAATTATGGCACTGCAAGTTGAAGGGATTGCCGATCTTCTGACGACGACTCTGAAGCAACTCGGCCGCTTCAAGTTCACCGACGCGGCCGCAAGCCTTCAGAAGTACACCGCCTTCACCTCCCTCATGCGGGAAGGCAAGGCGATGAAGTACAACGACGGCACCGCCATCCAGTGGAACGTCATGGTCGCCGCCGGCAACGCGGCCCGCATGACCGGCCTGTACGCCGTCGACCAGGTCAATCAGGGCGACTACATGAAGGTCGCCTCCGTGCCGTGGCGCCACATCACGCACAACTTCGCCTACGATCGGCGCGAGTTGGCGATCAACGCCGGTGCGAGCCGCATCCTCGACATCGTGAAGACCCGCCGGTACGCCTGCTACCTGCAGCTGGCTGAAAAGCTGGAAACGCAACTGTGGAGCATCCCGACGTCTTCGACCTCGGATGACATCTACGGCATCCCGTACCACATCGTCAAGAACGCGACCGAAGGCTTCAACGGCGGTCACGCCTCGGGCTTCTCGGACTGGGCGGGTCTGTCGCGGACGACCTACACGAACCTGAAGAACTACACCGCGCCGTACACGACCATCAGCCGGGACGACTTCCTCACGAAGCTCTCGGACGCCTGCGACAAGACGTTCTTCCAGCCGCCGGTCGAACAGGCCAGCTACGGCGGGGCGCGGGACTACGGGTTCTACACGACCCTCACGACCCGTCGCAAGCTCAAGAACCTGCTCGAACAGCAGAACGACAACCTCGGCATGGACCTCGATCCGTTCACGGGTCGCGTGACCTTCCGCCGGACCCCGGTCGAGTGGGTGCCGAAACTGGACTCGGATACCGATGCCCCGTTCTACGGCATCAACTGGACAAGCCTGCACCCGGCCATTCTGACCTCGGAATACTTCCGCGAGCAGGGTCCGTCCATCGTCGGCGGCCAGCACACCGTATTCGCGTTCTTCGTCGACTCGACGATGAACCTGGAGTGCTGGAACCCGCGTGAGCAGTTCGTGTTGTCGAACGGCACCTCCGGCAGCGTGTCGTGATGAGTGATTCACACAACAAAATGAGGACAAAACCGTGATTAACCCGATTTACTACAAGTCCAACCTCTCGACGACGGAAGATTCGTCCCGGGGTCCGTCGGCGAACATCTGGGGCGACTGCCCGGTTCTGGAGATCATCCGGAACCCCGGCACGGGCGTCCACTTCTTCGACGACTTCCTCGCTACCCCCGATGTCGCGGCCGGCGCGGAAGCCGTCTACGGCATCTACAAGGGCTTCGCCTCGACCGGCGGGTCCGTGGCCGAAGGCACGAGCATCTTCGGCGAGAAGACCCTGTCCAGCGACGGCGACAACGAAGGCGCTTCGCTCGCCACCGTCAGTAAGCCGTTCAAGATCGCCCGCGGTCAGGGTCGGTTCTGGTTCGAGGCCCGGGTGAAGACCTCCTCGATCTCGGACACGCTTCACGGCATGTTCGTGGGCCTGATCGACACGTCGACCCTCTCGGCCACTGTGCCGATCGCGGCGGCGGGCACGCTGGCCGATGAGAACTTCGTCGGCTTCCACAAGCTCGAAGGCGACGGCGACATGCTGGATACCGTCTACAAGACGGACGGCAACAGCCAAGGCACACTCCAGGCGGACGCGATCACTCTGGTTGCGGACACCTACGTCAAGGTCGGCATGGTGTTCGACCCGAACACCTACGTCCTGACGTTCTTCAAGAACGGCGTGCCGCTCAGCACGACCTACACGGTCACAGCCACGGCGGGCAACCCGTTCCCGAACGACGTGAATCTCGGCCTCGTGGTGGCGGTTCTGAACGCGACCGGCACAACTCCCGGGTCCTCGTCCATCGACTGGTGGCGGGCCGCTCAGTTGACCGCCTGAGGATAACCGATGGCCGAAAGCACGCTCTCTGTGTCGACCCCTGATCTCCGCTCGGCTACCGGGCGGTATCTGGGGTACGGCACGGACTACGATGCGATGGCTGTTGAAGATCAACGCGCAGTCGACGACTGCATCACCCGCGCTTTGCGGGTCTTCTACTTCTCCTCCCCGGGGCCGAGCGGGGCGACCCACCAATGGTCGTTCCTCCGGCCCGTGGGGTCTCTGACAACGGCATCGGGCACATGGGAGTACGAGCTTCCTTCAGAGTGCGGTGGCATCGAGGGCGATATGACATTCGTCACGTCCACGGGCTTGTACTCTCCCGTCCCGCTTGTCGCTGAATACCGCATCCGGGATCAACGCGCCCGCATCATCGGGCAGACCGGCTCGCCTCAGATGGCGGCCGTGCGTTCCAAGCCTCACACCGGCACGAAGGGCCAACGCCTCGAAGTGCTGTTCTGGCCGACCCCGGACGCCGCCTACGAACTCGAATACCGGATGGTCGCGTATCCGAACGCGATCACACCCGATTCGCCGTGGCCCTACGGGGGTGCGGCTCATGCCCAGACGTTGCTCCAAGGCTGCCTGGCTCAAGCCGAGTTGCACATGGACGGAACGATGGGTGTCCAGACGGAAGCGTATCGACAACTGCTGGCGGCCTCGGTGAGTGCTGACAGCCAACTCCAACGTCCCGAATACCTCGGATACAACGGCGACCGCTCGGACATGGTGGCGGGCGGCGGGATGCGATCCGACCGGATGACGGGGCTGCGGGTGACTTACAACAACACGCTCTACTGAGGTGACATATGTCCTCGGCTCATCGCATTGCAAGTGACGTTTACCTCGCCTCGGCGGAGACTCCCGATCCGGGTGCGAGCGGTACGATTGTGGCCACGAAGTCCCACTCGATCTGCCCGCTCGTCAGCGCGGCGGCCGAGACGCGGACGCTGGCTCGGCCCTTGCGAACGGGCATTGTGCTGTACCTCCAGCATCGGACGGACGGGGGCGACATCACCCTGACCGTGACCGGCGGTTACAACGAGGCCGGTGCGACGACCATGACGTTCTCGGACGCGGGTCAGTTGGCGGGCTTTGTCTCCTGCTCCGACGCCAGTGGCACGCTGTACTGGCGGGTCATCTGCTACGGCCCGGGTGCGGCCATGACCACGGCCCTGACGACCCTGACGATGGCCGACGCGGCGGGCACACCCGACTACGCGATGCAGGCGGTCATCAACACCAACGCTTACGGCTTCGCCAGCGCGGCGGAGGCGATCACGACGCTCTACGTCATCGCCAACCTCCAGACCCGCGTGAACGAAATCGAAGTGATCCTGAAGGCCGCCGGCCTGGCCCGGTAAGGAGACCCCGATGATTGTTGAAACCTTTGCATCGGGAACTCAAGTCGCACTGGCGACAAATGACACCAACGCCTCGTCCTTCGCGTCCCGCGTGGCCACGAAGACGAGGCCCTCGGGCGTTGGCGTCTTCGATATGTCCAACAACGGGAACCTCACCTGCAACGCCCTGCGGGTGCAGTTTTTCGGGGCTGGCTCAGCGACCAACACGTTCAAGTGCCGCATCCTCGGCTGGAATCGAACCCCGGCCGGGTCTGCGGCAAGCGACATCTACACCTACTGCACCCTGACGGAAGTCACGGTGACTCTCGGCTCGGCGACCGGAGTGGACGGTACGCCGATCGTGTCAACCAACCTGTTCGCGGACTCGATCACGCTGGCGACCGGGTTCAACGACGACGTCGACGTGTCGATCACGGCTCCGGGGACCAACGTCCCGGCCCACATGATTATGGACACGAAGGGGTGCGAACTGGTCGAGTTCCTGTTCCACCGCAACTCGTCGGCGACCTCCTGCAACGCCTTGTTCGGGAGAATCTAATTGTCGATGCCGGGGCTCATTCGACGGCCACGGACGGGAGCGAACCGGGTCGGCCGGTATCGCTCCCTGGCGGCGGCTGTTGTCATTCCCGGCACGGACCCGATCACGGTCGGGTCGATCATCTACGACTTCTGGTGGCAGAGCGGCGTGACGTACCTCGGGGCGCCGGCGACCAACGGCGGGAGCGTGGATGCTTGGCAGGAACGGTACGCGACGGAGACGGCGAACTCCTCGGGGAGCCCATTCCAAACGTACTCCTCTGCCTCGGGCGTGCGGAACGGTGCGAGCCGGTACATGACTATCAGCAACCCGACAAGCCTCGTGCCGCCCTTCACGGTCTATGTGCTGTGCAACTACGGCGGGACAAGCCTGTACCCGATCTGTGGGGCAGGGTCAGGGGAACTGTCCAACCTCTCAGTGACGGCCGGCCTGTCGCTGATGCAGGACACGACGAGCCTCATCACGCTCTCGGGGACGGTGACGGGGACGGGAGCGAAGCTGTTTCGCTGGCGAGTCAACGCAAGCGGGACGGCGTACTTCAAGGACGGATCGGCGGTCGAGGAGAACCTGGGGTCATTCGGGACGTCGAACTTCATCAACTGGGAAAACATCTTCGGCATCCCGGGCACGGTCTACGAGGCGACGGACAACTACACGCAGCGGATCACGGCGTTCGGTGCCGATCTGGTGACGCTGGGGACATCGACGGCGGTGGAAACCTACATCAACGCGGCGGGGTGACATGATCCCGGTGTTCGGACGACGAATGGTGCGGACGGGGCCGAATCGGCTCTGTCGCTACCCCGCGCTCGCTGCCGATGCCCCGGCCGGCCCCACCGTCCTACTCGACGCCGCGTACCTGACCGATACGCTGCTGAACGAAGGCAGCACGCCATGCGCCAACGGCGAACAGGTTGACTCGTGGGCAATGGCTACGGGCGGGACGTGGACGTTTACGAATGCGGAAGTCGCCGGGGCTGCGGGTCGTCCGCTGTTTATCACCGCGTCGGGCGTTCACACGAACGGCGGCAATTGCGCCCTGACCTGCGCTACGCCGGTGGTGATTCCGGCGGATGCGGATTGCGACTTGTGGGCCAAAGTTTCGCGGGCGTCCGCGGGCGGCATCTTCCATATTCTCGGGAAGTCATCGACGGCCGGGGCAAGGCTGTTTCTCACCGATGACAACAACTTTGCGTTAAGCAATGGAACTCAGTCTCTCGGGAACGATGCGACGTACACGCCGGTCACTGGCGTGACCTTGCT